GTGCTGGTGTTTCTGATGAAGAGATTGACAGTATGCGTGAGAACATACTGACTGGTGACACTGATTATGATTTAGAGCCTTTGGACTTTAGTTTCTTGGATGAAACGAATGAGCTTTTAGGCGAGCTTGGCGTCGCTCCAATTGATGTTGATGCTTTGACCAAGGTTGGTGATACGGGTATTAATCTTGAGGGTGCTAATAAAACACCTTCGGCTATAACTGACATGGCTCTTGGTGGTGATGATGCTCCGATTACTTACGATGGCGATCAGGCGTTGGGTGCTTCTGGTGGATTAGATACTGGTCGTTATGACTATGTTGATGACTTGCCTGACGATGCTTTAGATTTTGTTAATACTGGTGTTGGAGCTACAGACGACGATCTTGCCACAGACTTTAGTGCGATTCCTACTGGGGTTGGAGCTACGGACGATGACCTATCTACTGACTTTAGTACGGTTTCTACTGACGGCAATGTTGAACTAGAGGCTTTGATTAATGAAAGGGATGCTTTAGAGGAATCACTTGTGCCGAATGAGACTTTAGCTGAGGCTGGCAAAGACTTAGCGTTTCAGAATTACCTTGATAGCTTGGTTGATACGGACTTCACTGACCCTTCCCTAACTGGCTTAGAGGCGTTTGAGCAAGATTTATACAATGATGAACAAAGCGATGTTGTTCCTGACTTCCTTGTTGATAAGACAACCAGTGATATTGAAGCCATCGAAGATGCGGCGGATATTTTCCAAAATGAAGGCGCTGAAGCCCTTCGTGATTACAGAATGGATTTAGGCATGAGTCCCGTTGAGACTTCAGTGTCTTCTGACGAGGCTCTAGCTCGCGCTGAAGCTGACATGAGCGGCTTGGACATCTTATCTGATCAGAACAATCAGGAAGACACTGGAGCAGCTACAACTACCGACATACCTACCGAGCAAGAGATCAATCAGGCTGCGTCTACTGAGACTGGTCAGAGTGGTACTGACTTGTATTTGTCGGCTATGGCGAAGGTATCTGATCCTAACTACGATCCTAATGATCCAAACTCTACAGTCAGACTAAGTGACGAAGAGCAGCGTGCTTTGTATGGTGCTCGCGGCCAGACACCGAATGCGGCTGAGACGGCTTATCTAAATGACTTGTTGAGTAATGCGCGTCACGCGAAGGACAGCGAAATAATTGGTGCTGACGGGGAGCCGATTTACAAGGCTGGTGATTATGTGACGGCGCAGAGCTTTGGCGACAAGCTAGGTGATTTTGCGGCTAGTGCTTTTGATCTGTTTATTAATCCATTGAGCGTCTTTGGCGAGGACTTTACGATTGTTGGTCAAAACAAGAAGTATGTTCAAGAGCAGCTTGATGCTTACAAGAATGGCGGCACGTTTGTTTACGACGATGATGGCAAGACTGTTGTTGGCATTGCGGAAGCTAACTATGACGCTGATAACGATGGTCAGAACGACACGGTAGTTCTTTACGACGAAGATGGAAAAATTCAGGTTACTGGCGACGCTATTGGTGTAGATGATGTGAAAACATCTAATGCGAATGCTGACGGTGAAGAGTTTGACATTGATATTGTAGATTCTGATCGTGGCTACACAAACACTGAGGACGGCGTGGTTACAACAACGTCTACAGTAGGAGTTGATAATGACAACGACGATAACATTCCGATTTGTGAAGAGGGCTTTGAATTTGATCCAGTAGAGGGCATTTGTATGCCTATTGATGAAATAGGTGACGGCACAGGCAAAGTTAAACTCAAGCCGCGAATACCATTGCCGGTGATAGACGACCCTGCTCCGCCTGAAACGTCTCTGCCTAAAGTGGGTGGACTAACCATTCGTCGCCCGAGCTTTAACAAGGGCGGAGTTGTAACGCGTAACATTGATAAGTTTGCTAATGGCGGTGTTGTGACTCCCAATATAGACAACTTCATGAGTGGCATGAGATAATAGGATGAATGACCTTAGCGACTTTTCCAAGTTTCTAACTGACGAGGAGTTAGCTAAGGTTGCTCCTATGTTGGAGCGTTTAAAGACGCTTGACGACCGCAATACGAAGCAGGGCGGTTTTATGGATTTTGTGAAGCATGTTTGGCCTCAGTTTATTGAGGGCAGGCATCACAAGATTTATGCACAGAAGCTGCAAGATGTGGCTGACGGTAAGTTAAAGCGGCTTATTGTTAACATGCCTCCGAGACATACGAAGTCTGAGTTTGCGAGTTATTTGTTTCCAACTTGGTTAATGGGTCGTCGCCCTGATCTGAAGATTATTCAGGCGACTCACACGGCTGAGTTGGCTGTTGGTTTTGGTCGTAAGATCAAGAACTTAATCGAGAGTGAGGATTTTAAAGATGTTTTCCCGAATGTCAGCTTGGCTAGTGACGCTAAGGCGAGTGGTCGTTGGAGCACTAACGGCGGTGGTGAGTATTATGCTGTGGGCGTGGGGGGCGCTCTTGCTGGCCGTGGTGCGGATTTGGCTATCATTGACGACCCTGTTTCGGAACAAGATGCGTTAAGTGTAACGGCTTTAGACCACATTTACGATTGGTACACATCTGGCCCACGTCAGCGTTTACAGCCCGGTGGCTCGATTATCATTGTTATGACTCGTTGGTCGATTCGTGATTTGACAGCAAAGGTTTTAAGTAAGCAGGGTGAAAAGGGTGCTGACAAGTGGGAGGTTGTGGAGTTTCCTGCGATCATGCCCTCTGGTGAGCCTTTGTGGCCTGAGTATTGGACGCTTGATGAGTTAGAGGGTGTTAAGGCTTCTATTCCTGTTGGCAAGTGGAATGCTCAGTACATGCAGAACCCTACTGCTGAAGAGGGTGCGATTATCAAGCGTGAGTGGTGGCAGATGTGGCAGAAGGAAGACCCTCCTGCGTGTAGCTATATCATTCAGAGTTATGATACTGCGTTTAGTAAGAGTGACCGTGCTGACTACAGTGCGATTACGACTTGGGGTATATTTCACAATGAGGAGACGCGTCAGGATGATATTATCCTTTTGGACGCGGAGCGTGGTCGCTGGGAGTTTCCTGAGCTAAAAGAAGCGGCTTTAGAGTCTTATAAGCTCTATGAGCCTGACATGGTTTTGGTTGAGCAGAAGGCGAGTGGTATGCCTTTGACGCAGGAATTGCGCCGTATGGGAATTCCCGTGACGCCGTTTACTCCGAGCCGTGGTGCTGATAAGTTTACGCGTATGCACGCGTGTGCGCCTGTGTTTGAGAGTGGTATGGTTTGGGCACCTGAGACTAATTTTTCTGACGAAGTTATGGAAGAATGTGCTGCTTTTCCCAATGGTGAACATGATGACTTGGCGGATTCGATGACACAGGCTATACTACGTTTTAGACAGGGTGGGTTTATCATGACTCCATCCGACTATGATGACGAAGAAGAGGCTGCGTTTATGCGGCGCAAGCGCGAGTATTATTAGGAGGCTGTTATGGCAGATAAACAAGCAATCATGAGGGCCTTGCAAGAGGCGATGGGCAGTTCTGCCCCTATGAAATCAAGGCGTCCTATGGCGCGTCCGAATATGATTGGTGCCAGTCCCAGCGGTGGTACACGCGGCATTGACCCTGCTGAGAACTATAGCCCAGAAGGTTTAATGCGTTTGCTCAATCAGGGCATGGGTGAGTCCGGTAAGACTATTTCTGACGCTGATAAGATGCGAGTCATGAATATGCTGCGGAAGAAAAGTGGCGGCATGAAGAAGCCTATGGGCTTTGAGAGCGGCGGTGCTGTTAGGACTAAGCGCACGAAAAAACCAAAGATGGGCTGTGTCATGAAGGGACGCGGCGGAAAATACAAAGGACAAAGCTAATGGCTAATTATGCAGATAAGAGAAAAAAGAAGCTCAAGACTTCAAAGGCCCGTTCTGGTGCTCAACTTTTTATGTCCGACGAGGCAAAAGAACAGATGCTCAATCGCCCGTCCCGAGGCGCGGAAATAGAAAGGTTAATTGACCGTTCTATTAAGAATAGGAGAAAAGAAGGGAAAATAACTCCCGAAGAGAGTGGCAAAACTTCAGCATACACTTATGGAGATATGATTGCTCGAAGTTACGGAAATGACGCCGCCATGAAGTACATGGAGGGCGGGGCTGTCAAGAAGTATATGGGCGGCGGTAAAGTCCGTGGCTACAAAGACGGTGGCGGCGTATGCCGTGGCGGTGGCGCTGCTGTTAGTGGCACTAAGTTTTCTGGAGTAAAGTAATGGCTAAAATCGTTATCAACATCGACATGGACGAGCTTACGTCTGGCATTAACCAAGTTGTTGATGACGAGGTTTTTGAGGGCGATGAAAAGGAGGAGGACTTCATTTGTCCTCTTTCCACTCAAGATTCGAAAATCAACGATGAGAATCGTGAAGCTGCTATTCAGGACAATGGTTACGGCCACTCAGTTAAAAACTGGGAAAAGAAGAAGCAGATATGCGGCACTTGCGAATATTACAACATTCGCTCTAAGATGCTGGACTGTGTGCAAAGTGGCATTGGCATGGAAGATGGCGATGAAGTTGGGTACTGCGAAAAGTTAGACTTCACCTGCATGGCGGAGAATGTGTGTAACGATTGGGAAAAGGGTGGCCCTATCACCGATTTCGATGACGTTGACATTTATGAGCCGCTTGAGGGGAACGAAAAGGATATTTTCTAATGGCGATTGAGCGTGGACTAGGCGCGGGTGGTGCTCCAGAGGACCTTTTAATAGAGGCGTCTGTTGAGGACACTACGCGTATGCAGGAAATACCTGAACTTCCAGAAACTCCGGGCATTACTGAGTTTGATGACGGCAGTGCTGTTGTTGGCGAGTATGAAGAAGAGGCAGAGCCTGTACAAGATATTCCGTTTGACGGCAACTTAGCTGATGTGGTTGATGAAGATGTTTTGATGTCTATTTCATCTGATCTTGTTAGCTCGATTGAAGATGATTTTGCAGCACGTCAGGACTGGGAAGACACTTACAAAAAGGGTCTTGAGTTTTTAGGCATGAAGACTGAGGAGCGTTCTGAGCCTTTCGAGGGTTCTTCTGGCGTTATTCATCCGCTTTTGGCTGAGAGTGTTACACAGTTCCAAGCGCAAGCGTATCGTGAATTATTGCCAGCGACTGGGCCTGTTCGCACGGCTGTTGTCGGCGCACAGAATGACATTTTGGCTCGCCAGTCTGAGCGTGTTAAAGACTACATGAATTACATGATCACTTACGAAATGGAAGAGTACGATCCTGAGTTGGATCAGATGCTGTTTTATTTGCCTGTGATTGGTTCTACGTTCAAGAAAGTTTACTTCGATCCTTTGAAGGGTCGTGCGGTTAGCAAGTTTATTCATGCTGAGGATGTAATTGTGCCTTACGGCGCGACTGACTTGATTTCGTCTCCTCGCATTACGCACCGCTTAACTATGGATTCGAATGACATCCGCAAGTTGCAGCTTGTTGGGTTTTATAAAGACATAGACTTGCCTGATGCCGCTGGCTACGACGAAGCGAGCATGGGGGAAGTTGAAGAGTCAATTGATGATATTCAGGGTATTCACCCGTCTGGCCCGTCTGAAGAAATTACGCTTTACGAAGTTCATACGTCTTTAGACATCGAGGGCTTTGAAGATATGGGCGCTGATGGAGAGCCTACAGGCTTGAAGTTGCCTTATATCGTTACGGTTATCGCTGACAGCGGCGATGTTTTATCTGTTCGTAGAAACTATGATCCGATTGACCCAATGAAACGTGCGAAGCAATACTTTGTGCATTACAAGTTTCTTCCGGGTCTTGGGTTCTATGGGCTTGGCTTAACTCACATGATTGGTGGCTTGGCTCAGGCATCTACGTCTATCTTGCGTCAGTTGATTGATGCAGGCACGCTCTCCAACCTTCCCGCAGGCTTTAAGGCTCGCGGTGCTCGCATTCGTGATGAAGACAACCCACTTCAACCGGGTGAATTCCGAGACATTGATGTGGTTGGGGGCACCCTGCAAGGCTCTTTGATGCCACTCCCCTTCAAGGAGCCTTCAGGGACGCTTTACAACCTGCTAGGCACGCTTGTTGATGCTGGCCGCAGGTTTGCGTCTATGGCTGACATGAAGGTCGGTGAAATGAGCGGTGAGACGCCCGTAGGCACCACGATGGCAATCATGGAACGTGGCACGAAGGTTATGTCCGCGATTCACAAGCGTTTGCATTATTCTCAAAAGATTGAGTTTAAGCTGCTTTCCAAGATTTTTGCAGAGACAGTTCAGGCTTACCCGTACCCTGCGGACATGCAGATGGGTCCAGAAATCTTTGTGCAGGATTTTGACCAGCGCATTGATGTACTGCCTGTATCTGATCCTAACATCTTTTCTATGTCCCAGCGCATTGCTTTGGCACAGACAGAGTTGCAGATGGTTCAGTCTAATCCAGAGATTCATGGCGGACCTCAAGGCTTGTATCAAGCATACCGCAAGATGTACGAGGCTTTGGGCGTAAACAACATTGATGGCATCTTGCCACCACCCCCGCCTCCACCACCTCCTGTGAACCCATCTAAGGAAAACCAGAACGCTATTATGGGCGCTCCTTTGCAGGCTTTCCCACAGCAAGACCACGAGGCTCACATAGAGGCCCACATGGCTGTGATGTCCTCTCCTGCTATGCAGCTTAACCCTAACGCCATTATGGCGCTGCAAGGTCACATACAGGAGCACATAGGGCTATTGGCTGAGGCGCAGGCCCAGCAAGAGGTTATGAGCCAGATTCCGCCTGAGCAAATGCAGATGATGCAGCAACAGGCAATGATGCAGCCACCCCCACCACCGGGTCAACCTCAGATGGACCCACAGCAGATGATGATGCAGCAAATTCAGCCT